GCTGGCGATCAGTACGTCGGTCAACGTGTGGTTCGTTGTCCCGTCGAGGTTGCAGATGCGGGCGGCGTCGTAGTTGCCGCCGACTTGCAGCCCGAACCATCCGAGAATCGAACGGTGCAGCGCGGTATAAGGACGGCTCGAACTGTCGAGGGCCTGAATCGTCGCGTCCTCGGTCGCCATGTCAATGCGCCCGTCGTTGCCGGCGATCATCGACACACCGTCCTCGGCAGAGCGCAGCAGCCATACCGACTTTCCGCCGCTGCCGCCCGCGTTGACTACCTGCGAATCAACGGTGATCTGGTCGAGGTAGGCGTTGCCAGGCAGTCCGGTGAACTGCTTGTTGATGTTCGCGCGGAACACGGCGCACTCCACCTGGAAGAACGCCTGCCGCAGCGACGCCATCGCTTCCTTGTCCATGTACGCCGTCGCGCCTTCGCGATAGCCCAGGGCAATCGCCTTGTCCCGCGTGAAGGAGGCATCGAGCAGCGCACAGGACAGCGTCACCTGCTCAAAGGTCCCGTTGCTGTTCGTGATGCCTTCGTTCACCAGCCGGAATCCCGCACCCGGCGCCGTGAGCATCCGGTTGAAGACGTGCTGCGTTCCGCTCTGACTGGCCTTCTGAGCGAACATCCGCCGGATAACCGGGGCGTCGTTCAGAATGTTGGACGCCTCGGCCTGCGATGCGTTGGCGTTGTTCAGCAGGATCAACCCTGCAAGATCATTCGTATTGCTCATTTCGTTCCCTCATTCCTTCGTTCGTTGGTTTGATTACTTGCTCTTCCGGGCGCGCTCCATAAGCGTCCCGCTGTTCTCCGACTTCTCCGCTGCCATCGCAGACACCGGCGGCGCACCGCTCATCATTGCCGCCAGCTTCTTGCCGACTTCCTCCAGGTCCGCCTCGGCTTTCGCAAGCCGCTGCTGCGCTCCGTCGTAGTCGGCCTTCAGCCCGTCGCGCTCGGCCACAAGCCCGGCGTTCGCCGCCGTCAACTCCGTCACCTTCGCCGCGTTCGCGGAAGCATCGGCGGTGAGCCGCGCGATTTCCGCCTTGTCCGCGTCCTGCTGCGCCTTCAGCGCAGACAGTTGCGCCTCGACTGTCGGCGCTTCCACCTTGGCCTCGGTTTCCACGGCGGGGACTTCCACGGGTTTCTGTTCGCCCTCTTTCCCTGCCTCGACTTCCACGGCTTGCTCGCTCATTGCTGCTTCATCCTTTCTTTTTTCGATCTTTGTTGCCGCCACGGTTTCGCCATTCTTAAACGTGCTCGCCTCGGTGTTCTGATCGGCTCCATACGGGCATATCGCGATTCCGCGCAACGGCCATTCGCGGATGATGACGCCAGGACCGGCAAACTGGTATCCGTTCACCGGAGCCACCGCGCCCTCGGGCACTTCCTCGTACTTGATCCCGTCGCCGCCGAAGAAAATCGAGGCCTCGTATGGCACGCCCTCTCGCATCTTGAACATGACTTCGCTTGCGCGGTCATCGTCCCGCCACGGCGTCAGCGCGCCGCCCGCCCACAGGTCGCCGCTCTCGCTGTCGAAATGGTTGACATAGCCGAGTACCTCGGATTCGTTGTGCGCGTAGTCCACGGGCAGGCGCTTCTTGGCGAGCCGCATACCGGCAAGGTCGTGCACAACGCGCCCCCAATACCAGTGTTCAATCGGCTGTCCGCTTCGGGCCTTGAGTCGGATAGGCGCGGTCTTCGCGGTTTCGCCGTTGGCTCCAAGCGCGATCTCGCCGCCGGCGAGTCTGCACGCCGCGAGCGGCACGGATGAAAACTTGTCGTTGTGTTCACTCATTTTGCCCCCTCGTTGTCGTCTTCGTCCACATCGTCAGCCGGTTTTTCGTCAGCCCGTTTCGCCGGCGCCATTCCCGCCATGATCGCCTGCACCGCCTGTTGTCCGCCGTTGGCGTAAAGCAGAGGCTGTCCGGCTCGTTCGAGGTATTCGCGCTGCTCCTCGGCGATGTCATAGGCGTCGTCGCCATAGGTCGCGCAGATCCGCGGAGTGGAAGTAACGCCAGCCGTGAGGGCGAGGATGTGCCCGCTCATTTCGTTGGTGCGGTCCAGCCACGGACGGCCAGCAGGTACCCATCGCAGCATTGCGCCGGCTTCCTCCGGTTCGATCTTGGCCTTGCGCAGAGCGTCGCCAAATCCGAAAAGGTTTGCCGTCGCCCACACCGGGAAAAGCCATCCGCCATAGATGCCGTCGAGCACGTCGGAGTTCTTGTCCCGCTTCCACTCGCAACTCTCCTCGTACTCGTTGCGGTCGGCGATACGGGCCGAGAATGACGCGGTAAGCGAGTCGTAGAACGTGAACGGAATATCCAGGGCCAGCAGCACGCACCGGATAAGCTCCCGCGTGAACGGCACGATTTGCGGATTGGGCGATGAGCTTTCGATTGCGTGAACGTCGTCGCCAGGGTCGAGGTCGAGGTTGAGGATGCCACGCGCCTTGATCCCGTTGGCGACTTGCTGCGAGTAGCTCGTTCCTTCGTCAGCGCTTGCGCCGTCGCTTTCCAACGTCTCGCCCTGCGTCGGCAACATTTCGTCCGAGCCTTCGCGCTTGAAGGCGAAGCCGAAGATGCCAGCGGCCTTAACCTTGAGGATATGCCACTCCCAGACCTCGCGCACGTCGGCTCCCTCATTGAGCGCGGTCAGCAGTGGCGATACGCCGCGATCGGCGTCAAACCGTTCCGGCCAATAGCCATCGAACTCCATCAGGTCGGCGGGCACCATGCGCTCAAATTCCAAGCTCGTGCCGTCCGGAGTACGCTTGCAGACCATGAACGCCACGCGCTGTCCGGCCTCGTTGAATGCGATGCCGCTATCCGTTACGGAGTTCTGCACGTTTTGAGATACCGCCTTGCTGTCAATCGCGGCGGGCTTTGCAATGCGGTCAGGCTCGATGCCCTGCATTTTGCCGCCCTGCACCTTGACGCCGCCGCAGTCGCCGCCGATGATTTTGCATGCCTCAAAGTAGCGCATCCACTCATCGCGGCTATGCCGCCCCAGGGCGTCGAAGTTGCGCCGCTTGCCGTGCCAGTACAGCAGGCGATTGGTGATCCGCGTCAGCGCCTTGGCTTCGTCGGTTGCCCCAGGTACGCGGAAGTGCGGAGTGAACCTTGACACGTTGTCGAGGTGGCGGCGCACCATCCAGGCGAGCAGCGTGAAGTTCCGCCGGTCCTCGCGGACGGTTGCGCTTGCGATTTCGCGCTTGCGTGCGGTGAGAACGTAGCCCTCGTTCGACGTGCGCTTTGTCGTCGTGCGCCTGCGCGTGCTGTCCTCGATGGAGTTGTAACCCAGGCGCGTGCGGGACTTGGCGAGTTCTGCCGCTGTGCGGAGCTTACCCATAGAGCACGTTCCCGGTGAGAGGGTCAAAGGTGCGTTCGGCGTCACCGCCCGCGCCGATGTTCATGTCAATCGGCATCCCGCGCCCGCCGCGGCACAGGCGCTGAATGGATTTCTCGACGCGGATCAACTCCTTGCGAAGATCCTCGGTGCGCCACTGCGTTACGCTCATGCCGTCTATGCTCGTCGAGGATGCGCCGGATTGCGCCGTCGAGATAGCGGTTTTCAACCGCGTGCGCTCTGTCTGCAATTCTGCGAGGTGTTCGGCTCGTGTCATTGCGTAACCAATCGGGGCAAACAAAAAGGCGGCGCGTGAAGTCGTGGCTCCACGAAGCCGCCTCTCAGTCCGCTTTGGGCGATGCCGCTGGCCGGCGACACTGCCCCGTTGTTTGCGCAATGATCAGGTCATGGCGTTTGCGCTGTCAATCGCTAATCGGCTCGCCGTTGCTACGCCGTAGCAACAAAATGCGAGATGAATGGACGGTTGCAGGACGGGCAGATATGCCGCCGGTTTCCGTTCGGGTAGGTGTTCGTAACGTGCAGCCGTTTCGGGTCGTGAACCGTTGCGCAATGCACGCACTTGACGCCGTGCATCGGTACGACGATGTTCTGCTGATACGGCTTGCGCTGCACCACCTGCTTTGCCTTGCGCTTCATCTCTTCCACCTTTCCGTTGTGAGTTGTGAGCATCGCCTTGAAGTCATCCCATGTGCGAAACGAGCGCAAATACATCGCGTTGCGGACGCGCTTAACTTCGGCGCTGTCGATGTCCCGCGTGCCCTGCCAGGCGTGCAGGTCTGCGCGTTCGGCTGGATCAGGAACGAAAGCCGATACCAGCGCGGCACGGCTGGCTTTGACTGCCGCGAGTTCTTCCGGGGTCGGTTGCCACGGCGGGCGCGGTCGCCAGTGGTGCGCGACGTGGGCGTCAATCACCTGCGGGTCGTGTCCCATCTGCCACGCCGCAATCGAGAGCGCCTCCTCGTCGCCGCCCCACCCCGGCAGCATTGCGAGCGGTTGCCCGGCGTCCATGTACCAATCGCGGTGGAACGCATAGCACGCGCCGACAACGCAACTGCGCTTGCCGGCCAGCTTGTCAGCGCTCCATTTGACGACGAGCGCAGCCTTGCCACTCTGGTCGCTGTCCTTGTAGCGGATCTCGCCTCCGGCGTAGTATGCCGCCCCAGTTGCGGTAGTCGCGTCAAATGAGCACTCCGCATTATGATGGCAGAACGGGCAGACAAGCGCGAAGTGCTTGCGGACGTGCCCCGCCAACCTGCGCAGCGCGTCACCGTCGAAACGCATGTGTGCGTCAATCACAATCACAACGTCATGGTCAATCGCCGCCTCGATTCCCCGGTTGCGCGTGCGCCCCGGCCCCTGTCCGGTCTGATCCTCGACGGTGTAGATTGACGCCGCCTTGCCGATTGAGAGCCGAGCGGATTCCACCGTTGCC